GTTAATGAAGTGGAATTTATTTATTAATCATTCAGGGGTGCGACTGTAACGCACAATTTAAATTAATTTATTTATTTTTATGAAAAGAATTTATAATTTAAGTAAACCACGGACTGAAACACACCCACAAAATAGAATAAAACCTTATGATGAAAAGAAAATTCAAATATTTTTTTCAGTTAAAGGAAAATATTATAAAGAAGCACAAACAATTATTTCACAATTAATAAAAGACAAAAAATGGAAATGACACACGGATCATTATTTTCAGGAATTGGCGGTTTTGATTTAGCATCTGAATGGATAGGGTGGCAAAATTTATTCCATTGCGAATGGAATGAATTCGGACAAAAAGTTTTAAAACATTATTGGCCTGATGCAGAATTATTTACCGACATAAAAAAATCAAACTTTACAAAATATGCAAACAAAATTGATGTTCTTACAGGAGGATTTCCCTGTCAACCTTACAGTTCAGCAGGAAAAAGATTGGGAAAAGAAGATGACCGTCACCTCTGGCCTGAAATGTTACGAGCAATTCGAGAAATTCAACCGTGCTACGTTGTGGGCGAAAACGTTCGCGGGCTTACTAATTGGAATGGGGGATTGGTATTCGATGAAGTGCAAGCTGACCTGGAAGCTGAAGGTTACGAAATCTTACCGTTTTTACTTCCTGCTTGTGCCGTCAACGCGCCGCACCGAAGAGATAGGATTTGGTTTATTGCCTACTCCATTGGCGCAAGCAATCGAGCAAACGAACTTCGAAGCATACGATGCAAGAATGCAAAGATTAGTGGACAAGGGACACACACCATTCACGATGCCATTGGACCAGATGGCATTGAGGGGATTACTTCCAACACCAACAGCAATGGATTCAACCAATGCGACAGCGAACATGAAATCAACGCAAGTGAAACAAGGATCAATGCATTCAGTAACATTGTCAATGGCAATGTCAATGGGAATGTTGCCGACACCAACAGCGGGGGAACACAAAGCGAACAAAACTTACGACAAAAGGTATCAGGCAAAAAGCGGATTGACAGCAATGGCACACAATCAGATGCTGCCAACACCACGAACATCGGACGAACGAATGCATTGGAAAACGGACAAATGGAAAGGGGACGATCTTGGAAGTCAAATCAACGAAATACTTGGGACACGTTCCCATCTGTCACCCCAATTTGTGTTGGAGATGATGGGCTTTCCAACAGATTGGACAATATTACCTTTTCTAAATGGCGAAACGAATCAATAAAAGCAGCAGGGAATGCAATCGTTCCACAAGTAGCTTATCAGATTTTTAAAGCAATTCAAGAAATTGAAAAAATAAATAAAAATTTATAAAAATCTTGAAAAATGTTTTGCAGATTAAAAACATTACTTTACATTTACATTCTAAACCAATTTACAAAAAACTAAAACTTTTCACGTGAAACAAAAAACTAACTATCAGAAAGAATCATTTACTTCAACACAGGCAACAATCATTGTCATCATTTCATTATTGATTGCGTTATCAGGTAACTTTATTTTTAACCTATTTTAAACCTAATTTATGTTAATAGTAATTTTTACTTTCATTATTGTTATTGCAATTTATATTTACACATTTGCAGTATTACTAAAAGAAGAACATCAACAAGTTATACTTTTTGACAATGAAGATGATGCATTTGCTTCAATCTTAAGTCACATCTTCAAATCAAAAACTGAAGCAGAATTAAGAAACATTGTTAAGTACATCTTTGCTTATGATGACCAGTTCAACAAACATGAAGATGTTGAATACTTCATTGACATTTGGGATAAACGAATGAAATCCTTAAAACCTAATCAAACAATATGACAAACCAAAAACCAAAGCACGGTGGCAAACGTCCAAATTCAGGCAGAAAAAAGAAACAAGAAACAATCAGCACTGGATTCAGGATCAATGCAGAAAGTTTAAAGACCTGCAGAAAAAACAACATCAAACTAAATTCAAAAATCAACGAATTTGTAATTCAAATTGCAAATGAATTAAATTAAATTTTTTATTCACTAAAACAAAAAAACATGTTACGTCAAGCAACAAGACAAAAAGCAAAAATCCGCCTTGGATTATCAGCAGTTTCAGGCGGTGGCAAAACTTATTCTGCAATACTAATTGCAAAAGGTTTGTCAAATGGTGACCTTTCAAAAGTCGCAATCATTGACACAGAAAACGGAAGTGCAGACCTTTATGCACACTTGGGGAATTACAATGTATTGACATTGAATCCGCCTTATTCACCTGAACGTTATGTTGAAGCAATTAAGACCTGTGAAGAAGCAGGAATGAATGTAATCATCATTGATTCCATCACACACGAATGGAATGGCAAAGGTGGTATTTTAGAAATCCATTCATCAATGACCGGAAATTCCTTCACGAACTGGTCCACATTAACACCACGTCATCAGAAGTTTATTGATGCAATCTTATCTTCAAAATGTCACGTAATCACAACAGTAAGACGTAAACAAGATTACGATCTTTCAAAGGATTCCAACGGAAAGACCAGGGTTGAGAAAGCAGGATTGAAAGAAGAAACACGTGAAGGGTTTGAATATGAATTGACTGCAAACATCGAACTTGACATCAAGCACAATGCAACTGCATTAAAAGACCGTACAGGTTTATTCATGGATCAACCGCACTTCACCCCATCAGAAGAAACAGGAAAGAAACTTCTTGAATGGTGCGAAAATGGAACAACAACTACAGCAGAAAAGGTTGAACTAATTAAGACCAAACTTAAGATGGAAGAAGTTGCTGCAGAATGGACACTTACTGATCAAGTTAAAAATGAAATCATTGATTTGATTAACAATTCAACACTTGAAGGAACAGGAAAAGTTCTTGCAAAAAAACGTTTACAAGTTTGCATCAATGACAAACAGGTTGATATTATCAGACAAGGTCTTCTTAAACTACAACATTAATCATTAAACTAAAAAAAATTATGGACAAAGTATTTCAAATGCCTGCTATCAATGCAGGTATGACTAAAACACACATCTTAATAGGTGCGGACATATTCGTTAAAAATGTTCTTGAAACAGGTGATATTCTTGAAGCAGTTGAAAATATTGCATTGATGGAAACATTCATCAAGCAGATAAAAAGCAATGATGAATTTAAGTCCTATGCACTTGATGAAGTTGCAAAGCATGGAAAAGAATTCAAATCAGCTTCAGGTGCTAAAATTGCACCAATGGAATCAGGTATCACATATCACTTTGATTTCTGCAATGATCCTATTCTTACACAATTACTTGCAGACCAGGAAGAACTTGAAATCAAGATTAGTGATCGAAAAGCATTTCTTAAAACACTTCCAATTGAAGGAATGGAAATAAGACATGAAGATGAATTGATTGAAATTTATCCGCCTGCAAAAACATCAACATCAACCTATAAAGTAACACTTGCAAAATGACAGGATATTTAACCATTGAATATGACAATGAAATAGTTGATGCACGTTATTTCAAAGGCACACACCGAATGAAGCAAGTGCTTCAAATTTGGAAAAAACGATATGCACACCTGTATTATAAAGCAGAAGTTTACATTACATTACAATCAAAAATGAATAAATTAAATTATGACTATTGACGTAAATTCAACAACTTTAGCAGTGACACATTGTGGTGTTACTGCATCATTCACAACTTCTGAAACAGACATTGAAGTAATGTTTGTGCTATTCAAAGCAGCATTAATCGCAATGACTTACCAGCAATGCACCATTGATGATGAAATCTTAAGAATGGCAGAAGAAATAAACAATGATCAAAAACCTTTAACCAAAATCTTTAAATAACAATTAAACCAAATCAAAACAAGATGGAAATCAAATGTAAATTTAAACAACAAAATGATGTTGTTGAACGTGCAAATTTTAAGTCACGTAAAGTTTGGGTAATCACAGAAGATGATTCCAAATATCCGCAAACAATTGAAGTTGAAGTTGCACAGGACAAAATTGATTTATTCAATACCTGCAGACCTGGTCAACCATTGACATTGTCAATCAATCTACGTGGACGTGAATGGACAAATCCACAAGGTGAAACCAAAGTTTTTAACACCCTACAATGTTGGAAGTTTGATGTTGATTCAGATGTCAATTCAAGTCGCAAGATGACAACTGATGAAATCATAAAAGAATCACGTGTTGATCAAAACGAAATCTTTGAAACAAAAAAATCTTCATCAAAGAAATCAGGCAACATTGAAAAGAAGTTTGAAGAAGAACACATCAATCAACTTGGCAACGATTTACCGTTCTAACTTATGACCTGGCAACAACGATACTACAAAGCACACGAAGAAGATTTCAAAAAGAAATACCCTTCTGCTTATTCATCAGGCCATTACTTTCAACCTGCTTTGCCAAAGTACAAGACAGCAAACGGATTGACAACACTTATATGTAATGTCATGAAGTGGACAGGTCACCATGCAGAACGAACAAACAACATGGGCAGACCAATAAAGAAGTATTTTGAAAAGTTCAATATCCTATCAGGTAAACTTGAAAGAATTGAAAATGGAATCGAATGGCAGAAGGGAACAGGTGACAGGGGAACATCAGACATTAAAGGACATTTTTGGAATAAAAACTTTCAATTCAGTATTCCAATTTATATTGAAGTAAAAGTCAACAAAGATCGTATGTCTGATGATCAAAAAGAATATCAAAGAAATGTCACACTTACCGGTGCTTTGTATCTTATTGCAAAAACACCTGAAGATTTTTTCAATTTTTACGATTATCTTCTTTCTTTGAAGTAATTTCACAACTTTTAATGGTGGCATTTATTACAATGCCATCATTTTTTTCAATCACTAAACGATGCAATCATTAAAAAACCAAATTGAAATAATCAGTTTGATTGAACAATACATCAAACTAAAACGAACAGGATCAACTGCAGTTGGATTGTGTCCATTCCATAATGAAAAAACACCTTCATTCAATGTTTCAAATGACAAAGGAATTTACAAATGTTTCGGTTGCGGAAAGTCCGGTGATGTAATCCAGTTCATCATGGAACATCAAAACAAATCTTATTATGAATCAATCAAGTTTCTTGCAGAAAAATACAACATTGAACTTGAAACTAATAATAAGAAATATGACCGTCCTGTTCAACGATTAACTAAACTATCAGAAAGCACCATAAATTACTTTGAAACACGTGGCATAAGCAATAACACCCTTTTAAGATTTAAGGTCACAGAATCAATTGAATACATGCCGAAAGCACAGGCAGAAGTTCCTGCAATATGTTTCAACTATTATCGTGATGAAGAACTGATCAATATCAAATACAGGGCAAAGAATAAAGATTTCAAACTTGCAAAGAATGCAGAACTAATCTTTTACAACATTGATGCAATCAAGGACACAACATCAGTAATAATTGTTGAAGGTGAAATTGATGCACTTACCCTTTATGAATGCGGACATTACAATGTTGTTTCTGTTCCTAATGGTGCAGGTAACAACTTGCAATATCTTGATAATTGTTACAAATACTTTGAAAATAAAACAAAGGTTATCATTGCCACAGACAATGATGAACCAGGTAATAATCTTTGTGAAGAACTTGCAAGAAGGATTGGAAAAGAAAAGTGTTACAAAGTTTTATATCCTGATGGTTGCAAAGATTTCAATGATGTACTTGTAAAGCATGGTAAGGCAATTGTGGCAAATGTAGTTGAACATGCAACTTGCTTTCCTATTGAAGGGATTCACACAATGGAAGAAATGTATGATGACGTGTGCAATTATTACCTGAATGGTTATCCAAAGGGATCAGAAACAAACATTGAAGGTATTGATGAATTAATCACATTCGCAGGTGGACAAATCACAATGATTACAGGTGTTCCAGGATCAGGTAAATCAGAATTCCTTGATTACATAATGACAAAGCTTTCAATGAATCACAGATGGAATTGGGGGGTTTGTTCTTTTGAAAATCAACCATCAGCTTTTCATGTCACAAAATTACAGGAAAAGGTGACAGGCAAAGCATTCCAATTCAGAACTGATCCTGAACATAGATTGAATGAAGATGAATTCAGATACAGCATCGGAATAATTGATGAACATTTCAGTTTCATAAACATTAATAAAGTTGATGTTACTGTTGACGGAATCATTGACAAGGCACGTGAACTGGTCCATCGTAAAGGAATCAAAGGTCTTATCATTGATCCTTGGAATTATATCGAACACAAAGTTCCGCCAACACAAACTGAAACACAATACATAAGTGAATCATTGACAAAGTTCAAAGCATTCGCATTGCTTACAGACATTCACATCTTCATTGTTGCACACCCCACAAAGATTGCAAAGAACAAACAAACCAATGAATATGAAGTTCCAACACTTTACAGCATCAGCGGATCGGCACATTTCTTTAATAAAACGGACAATGGTATCTGCATGCATCGTTCATTTTCAAAAGGTATTGTGACCTGTTATGTTCAAAAAGTTAGATATTCATGGTTGGGCAAAGTAGGATTCACATCATTCATTTATAATACTTTTACAAGACAATACACACCGACAAATTAATAATTATGAAAAAAGACACGTATTATTTCACACATGATTTCAATGCAAGAACCGATGTAAAGATTAAAAAATTGATACAAAAACACGGTCTTTTGGGTTACGGAATTTATTGGGCATTGGTTGAAGATTTGTATAATAATGCGAACGCATTACCAACGGATTGCGAAGGCATTGCGTTCGATATGCGAACGCATTGCGACATAATTCACAGCGTAATACATGACTTTGACCTGTTTATAATTGGCAAAAAAACATTCAAATCTTTGAGCATTGAAAAGCGATTAAATGAAAGAAAAGATAAATCTATAAAAGCAAGTGAATCAGCGAATAAGAGGTGGAAAAATGCGAACGCATTGCCAACGCAATGCGACCGCAATGCTATAAAGGAAAAGAAAGGAAAAGAAATAAAAAAGAAAAAGGTTGTTTCGCCTTCGGCTGTTTGGCAGGAAGGAATGATTCTTTAATTGAAATAAATTACTTATTTTTGATAAACACGTTTTATCAAAGTGAAAACTAAAAACGAAATAATCACAGCACTTTACAACAGCAATGAAGTAAATGAATTGATTCGGAAAATCAAACCTTCTGAACTGCAAGATGATCTGAAACAATATGCTTTCACTGTCCTTTGTGAAAAACCTGATGAATTCATAATTGAACTAAACCATAAAAAACAATTAAAATTCTTTCTTGTGAAGATTATTTCAAATTCAGTATTCAGCAACAGGTCTGGATTCTTAACACAACACAAACTGAATGATGAACTTCATCACGATGTTATGGAACAACAAATTGATAAGCATGACAACTATCACGAATTACTTGACAGTTGCGTAATTGAATCAAAAAAACTTTATTGGTATAATCAAGAACTGCTGAATCTTTATTCAATACACAGGTCTTATCGTGCTGTATCTGAAATCACAAACATACCTGTCAAATCAATACACAACGCAATCAAGAAAGCAAAACAACAAATAAAAAAATCAATATGGAAATAATTTATGCAGTTGCACTTTCATTCGTATGGATCAACATCTTGCAAATGCCGTACAGATTCAAAGCAAAACTAAACTTCAAACCTTTAAACTGTCACACCTGCTTATCAGGTTGGCTAACATTATTCTTAACCGGATTTCATTGGATTGCAATTCCTTACATGTGTCTTGCAATGATGTTGTCAATTGTTGTTGACGGTGTAATCAGAAAACTATAATCAAATGAAAATAATCGGAATAATAAACCAACGTGCAGGATCATGTTATCACCGGGTGTACACACCATTGATGAACATGGACCATGACACACACATCACCAACAAACTAACAGAAGAAGCAATTGAAAAGTTTGGTTGTGATTTGCTTGTCTTCAACCGTTATGCAAACTTTAATCAGGCAAAAGAAATAAATGAACTTCGTTTGAAGTATGGTTTCAAAATTGCAATTGACATTGATGATTACTGGCACCTATCAGAAAACCACATCTTAAAACCACATTGGGACAAAGATGGAGTTTCAAACGTAATCATCAACAATATGATTGATGCAGACATTGTCACTTGCACACATGAACGTCTTGCAGATGCAATCAAAGTTTACAATAAGAATGTTCACGTGTTACCGAATGCCATACCAGGTGGATTTGAACAATTCAATCTTAATCCGCAAAAATGCCACAAAGTTCAAATTTTGTATCAAGGATCAATCACACACAAAGATGACCTTGATTTGTTAAAGAATCCAATGAAACGTGTTGCATCAGATTCACAACTACTTAAGAAAATCAAAACAACATTCGGCGGTTATGTTCCTGATATGCCTGAATCAAACATGATGTTGTCTGCATTCACTTGCAGTTTGAAACTTGAACCATTGGTCTTTCCTGCAATGAAACCGACAGAATACTATCAAGTGTATAATCATGCAGACATTTCACTTGTTCCGCTGATTGCAAACAAATTTAATTCCTACAAGTCAAACCTTAAGATTCTTGAATCTGCTTATGCAGGTGTTCCGGTCATTGCATCACGTGTTGATCCTTATCTTGACTTTCCTGAAGATTGCGTGATGTATGTTGATTGGCAATCAGAATGGTATCAGCACATTAAACTGTTGACTGATTTCGATTACACACGTGAAATGTATGGACGCAATCTGATGAACTATTGCAATGATTATTACAACTTTAAAAAAATTAACGAACAAAGAAAAGCAATTTATGAAACTACAAAATAGACAATTTTTAGATTTGAACAGGTCACACCATCACACATTGGTTGTTGCCGGATTCCTTACAAATCTAACAAACGAAGTAAGGCAAACAATGTTGGACATTATCAGGCAAGAATTCAGTCCTGGATATTTATGTTGTCTGCATTGTAGTGCGGACATTGCAGAAATGATTAAATATGTTTATGGTCAATATGATCAGTTGTTGATGCGTGAAGCAGTTGAAAAAATAGAAATAACCTTACCAACACCAAAGAAAAATGAAAAAGTTACAAAAAAACGAACAAAGAATTCTTAAACTTGCAGATGAACTTGAAAAGCAACAAAAGGATAATTCGTATAAAAATGCGAATATTTGCGAAGAAATGCAAATATCGGTGGCAATGTTTCACAGATACAAACCAAAAGCATTGCTTGAGTTACAGAAACGTGCCGAAATTAAACGTTCTTTGATAAATGATACATACACACACGAAATAAATGAAGGGCTTAAAAACGGCTTAAAATCGGATTTAGAAATTGAACTACAACTTTGTAAGATTGCATTCGGTGAACTTGATGTTGAAGAAATTACATCAACACCTGATGGATTAATTGAATTCAGACGTAAACCAACACCAGGTGAAATGATTAATGCCATAAAAGAACTATGGAAGAAACGTGGCACTTACGCACCGGATAAGATTGACGGAATCATTTCAGCTTACAATGTCACACTAAACTTAAATAAATAATGAACAACTTCACAGAAACAACATTCAGTTTAGCAAAGGCACTGCATCACATCAACAACGCAAAGGAATACTTCGCCGATGTGAAACGTGATTGCAATTCAAGTATTAAGAATCAGTTCACACAGTACATTCAGAAGTGTGATTTCATTATTGATTCCATCACCTGCAAACTTACAGCACAAAACAAACTGGTCCTTAAGAAAGAACTTGCAGATTCATTTCTGATTGAAGGGATCAATGATAAGTTGATGTTGATGAATGAAGAACAACGCAATCAGGTTGAAAACTTTATTGACGGAATATTAAAGCATTAATGCAATAAATTTAACATAATGACGTAATTTTAAAACAAAAAACAATGGAAGTATTAAAGAAATTATTCGGAATGGCATTGCTTGTTGGATTCATTAATCCAATTGCATTTACTAATCATCAACAATGGTATCAGGGTTTTGTCTGTTTACTGGCATCATTCATTGGATCAGGTTTAATCTTTGGGTTTAAAGGTTATGCAGTCAATCCAAAGAAGATTGGCAATGCAGATGAAACACCTATAATCAATCAGGTGTGGATTATGTTCTTCATTGGTGCTGTTGCGAATCTATTATGGGCAACACTTTATGTTTAAACTTTAAAAATAAACTATGACATTAAGAAAAGCAATCGAAGTATTAAGATCACATCAATCCTGGCGGTTAGGTGAAGAAGATGTTGACATGCAGAAACCATCTGTTGTGACGGAAGCAATCAACACATTGCTTGACTTCACAGATAGTCCTGAATTCTTTGCTGTTGAATCAAAGGAAATGATTGAAATATCAGATGAAGAAATAAAACAAAAAGCATACAGTTTATCTTATAAAGATTTGATCATAAG